ATCCGATGCTGGCATTTTTTTGTATTCCACCGTTTTCAGTTTCACGCCAAGGTAGCCGTGCACCCCGCGAATGCGTTTGGCCTTGAAACGCACATCCAAATAGTTCTTCAGCGCATGGAACGTTTCCTTCATCGGCTTGGTTTGACACCACAACCGGAACCGTCCCTCCATGCTCACCGACGACTCCTCCACGTCGGGGCGCACAATGCACGCCACTTTGATGAATTCGTTGAACTTCTGCGTCAACTCGTCCTCCGGCAGCAGCACGTTTTGATAGACGGACTGGTGACCCGCCGCAACCACCTCCAGCTCTTGTTTCTGTTTGGCCGCGAGTTCCCGCAATTCGGTCAGTTCTAGGGACTGGTTTGCCACCGTTTTTTGCAGTTCACGGGTCTCGGCTTCCAGTATCTCGTTGCGCTGCATCAGTCGGTTGAAATTGTCAATGCTGTACGTGCGCGAATGAATGATGTCGGCGATGTGTTTCTTCAGTCGCTCAATCGTGAAATACGTGCTGTCGTATGCAATGATTTCGGTCTTGTTTTTGCCGCCCACCTCAATGCTGCGAACCTGGCGCTTGATTTTCGGATACGTCTTGATCAAGTTCTCTATCTCCACCTTGTTTTGCACCCGGAAGGCGGCGACCAGCACGAAATTTTGGTATTTTTTGCGGTGGTCCATTACGCGCGTGGAAAGGTCGTTCGTGTGGCCGAATTTGATCAGCTTCTCGTTGTCGGCATTCGTGTTGTCAATGGTGCCAAAGTAGATGCACTCCGTGTTCAATGGGAACTGGCCAATAATCGCCTGCTCCACGGCGCGCTGCTTTTCTTTCTTCGTGGATTGGATCACGGAGTCCTTTTCTTGGATCATGGATTCCTTTTCTTGAATGACGGCGTTTTTCTGTTCCAATTGCTGTTTGAGTTCATCCGTCTCTTCTTCCACAATTTGGTGCAAAACCTCTTCCATCTTCATGTAATACTCGTGAATTTCTGACGCCTTTTTCGTTTGTGCTTTCAGGCACAGCGACTTGAAACAACGAACGGTGAGCATGATGGTTTGCTTGTTTTGGCCGCCGTTCATTTTTATTTTTGGGGCATCCAACTTAGTAAGATTTTTGTAATCAATGTCAATTTTGAACTGTTTTTCCAACAATGTCATTGCATTCACCTTTTGTTGAAATCCTAACCATTTCCATACATTGTCCAAATCAACGACGAAATCAATATTTTTGTCATAATTCAGGTAGCAATAAAAGCTACTCACAAACAACTGTTGCTCAAATCCAGTGAATGATTCCTGAATTTTGGTCAACAGTCTGCCATTGTATTCATGCGACAGTCGGGTGATGGGGTTTTTCTCAATCAGCTCAACAATGTTCAGCTCCTGTTGTTGTTGTTGTTGTTGTGGTTGTGGTTGTTGTTGTTGGTGTGGTTGTGTTGCGGGTTCCATGATAGTATGGGTTTACACTATGCATAGGCGGATTCTTTTTAAGTTGTTTTACATTAAGTGTTTTTATGATTTGAAAGCGGCATTTGTAAAATCGCTTTAATAAATTTTGCTTCACAATTTAGGAAACAAGATTTAAATAAAAATAATAAAAAAATTGAAATGAACTTCAAAGATGCATATGAAATGATACGCAATAAAGCACACCATAAAGCATACCACTCCACAATGAACCCATCTCACTTCACCCGAAATTTGGACGAGTTGTTGTCATTGGCAAGACAGAAACATAATCTGGTTCATCATTTGAAGAAAAACTACAGAGAAAATGTGCATTACGTTGTGACTAGGACAGCGAATCTGTCCAAAAAATATGGCGGTCATAATAAAATCACATTCATGCTCACGGAAGAAGCATTTGAGATATTCAAAAATTCATTCAACATGCGAAACCGATACATCGTTGACGTGAGCAAAGAAGTTAAATTTGTCAAATTTGGAATGTGCATTGAGAATCAAACCATCGGTTTCATTGCAAATGCATACAGCAATGTGTTGAATGTCAAGCGGCAGCATGTCATGGGCAAATATCGCGTTGATTTGTATTTCGTTGACCACAAACTGGTTGTGGAATGCGACGAGAACGGGCACGAAGACAGAGACCCACTTCAAGAGCAAATCAGAGAGAATTACCTGAAAGAGGACGGAAATAAGCTGATACGATTTAATCCCAATGCAACCGATTTTGACTTGTCCAACGTGTTGAGAGAAATAAACGCAGTGTTGTTGGCTCCGAAGCCGTTTTGATGTATGAGATGAAATTACGATTAAGTTTGAGATAAAAGTGTTCTTGCGCCAACAAAAGCGCTTTTACGCTGATTGGAGGAGCGCTCACGCAATTGCGTGAGCGCTTTTCACCATTTGCTCTTTTTTACGTTGATTTTGGGCCCCTTTTTACCCGAGTTTTTCGGGTCATACGTCTCCTCTTCATCATCCGAGTGCAGATCTTTGGAGATTTCCCAGAATTCCTTAGAGCCCAGCTTGAACGGGCCGTGTTGTTGCGCCTTGTACCAGAAGATTTGCTCCTGCAGTTTGTTGGATTTCGCATTGTTATTGATCACCAAGCACTCAAAATTCTCGGTGCACTGGTCCATCACCTGGCAGAAGCTCTCAAACGTGGGGAACATGCCCGCGTAGTTCTCGTAGATGCGTTTGCGATTGGCAATGTAGGGTTCGCGCAGGATAAACACGTAATCAATGTTCGTGCGCAAATTGGGCGGAATACCGAGAGGATATTGCATTGTGATGACTAACATGATCTTCCAATGACGTCCGTTCATGAAAAGGAGGCGCATCATGACGTCCTTGGTCCATTTGTTGTCGTAGAGGCAGTCGTCCAGGACGACGAAGGTGCGGGGGTCAATGGTGGAGCGCTTATAAGTTTCAATCTCCTTTTTCATTTGCTTGAGGACGGCCTTTTGGCGCTTGAGGATGTTTTCAATGATGGCGGTGTTGTAGGCGTCGTGGATGAAGAGCTTGGGGACGTGGGCGGCGAAGAAGCCGTTGCCGGCTTCGGTGCCGGAGATGACGGTGCCGATGGGGATGTCCTGGTGGTGGAACATGAGGTCCTGGACGAGGAAACTTTTGCCGGTGTCACGGCGGCCGATGAGCACGATGACGGGGCCCTTGTTTTCATCCGGCCTAAAGCTGATGGAGCGCATGTCAAACTTGGAGAGTTCCAGGTTCATTGTGTTGAATGTTGAATTGATTTGCACTTGATACAATACCAATAAATAATATAACCAACTATTAAACGCGATCAGTAACTCAACGCACCCCACAAATATAAAATGCATCATGGCGGCGGTTTAACCCAAATGCATCAAAAAATAAAACGAATGAATTGGGAAGAATGGATTCAGCATTTTTACTACGGTGCGCTGTATGCCTGGTACGGAATTTATGCAATAGCGCTACTGGGGATTGCAACGGTGGCCCCCGCTTATTTAAGCACACTTAACAATGTGTTGAAGTATTTCATAATCGTGTTCTTGCTAGTGCGGTTCAATCCGTGGATCAAACCGGAGCCGTTCACCGCGTTTGATCGCACCATTGTGTTTAGCGCGGCGTTCTTTTTGCTCGCATCCACAGCCATCACGTCTCTTGTCCTAAATGCATTACATTTGCCGAATGCACATTAACATTTCTTATGTGGATTGCAGCGTACACACAAACTTGTGTTTACACGGACGTTCTTTGTCTTTGTCTTTAACTTCAATTTTATAACATGCGTTCCCATTTACAACCGTCAATCGTTTTATATTAAGCAATGTTGTCGAACTATAAACAATATCCATTTGCCTCTGTGTTGATGTCGTATTGTCTTATTTTATCAAATTATTAAAAATTTATTTATATCATGAAAAATGTATAGCAATTCATAATTGCAAATCATGAGCAATCATAATCATCTGAAAACATTGGATGATTTGGAACAAGACCTGGTGAAGCAGGCGGTTGAAACCATTGAAGCCAAGATTGGCGCCAAAAAAACGAGCGACCCTAAAATGAAGGACATCATTGCCATATTGGAGAATTTCATAAAGAAGAACAAATTGGTGTGCTATGGTGGGACGGCCATCAACAACATTTTGCCGGAGATGGCGCAGTTCTACGACAAAAAAACGGAGATCCCGGATTACGATTTCTATTCGCC